TCTTTGTATGTGAGATCACAGCCTGCTAAAACATTATTGTAGTAATAATGAAACGTGTTATCAGGAGTTGCTAGGGGGGCATTTTTACCCTTCAAATCGCAAATATTATTGATTCCTGATTTTGCACCCACAGTAACCGCTACTAAAAACAACTGAAGATTTGCAACAAATCTCAGATTGGGGTTTGGTTTTTTTGCAGTCTTAACTCCCTGATAGGCCCATAAGAGGGTAGCAGGGTTGCCAATACCATAGTCGATTTCAGCTTTGTTAATGCGTTGCACATAAACGTCACTACTTCTATGAGGTACAGGAATAATTGAAACCCCTGCCTCTCTCATGACTTTGTTAATCATGATGCCAGATTGGTAGTTTGCACCACCTTTTGTAGTTCCGATTGTTTCTGCTGATGCAGAAAAAGAAAACGCAACCAGAGCGATTGCGCTAAGAAGAATTTTATACATATATCATACTCCCAAAAAACTTCATTTTATTCATCAATACGTCCGCCCCTAAACATAACATGGTAACGGTTTTCACCGCCGTTTACAACAGCATGTTGCTTATGAACGTACAGCTTATATATATCTCCAGGCGTAAAAGGAATCACTCCCGAAGGAAAAATAGCTGATTTTGCACCATCTGGTTCGTTAATAGACACATTATAAAGGTACTGAGGAGCAGGCCCATGATTGTGAGATAAAAGAATTTCATCTGGGCCTAATTTAGCAACTACTGGATGATGATATTGAGGATTTTTCTCCATAAACTCATGAATGGTAGGAAAGTCTTCTTTATGTGGAACAGCCCAATAATACTGCCAGTTTCCATGTGGAGCTGCGTCTGAGCCATAAATTTTCCATTTTTCTTGTATAGCTTCCCATCTATCTCTAGTAGAACCAGATAAACAAGCAATATTCTCTATAAGTTCTTCTGTAAAATCTTCAGCAAAACTATGTGTCCAACCATCAAACTTTTCCATTTCCTCATAAATTATTTCATGATTGTCTATTTTACCACAAAATTCGTAACTAGGTGGTTGATCTTTGGGCCAACCATCTATTTTATCCCAAAATTCGAAATCACTATACATCAAAATCTCTCCTTTTCTAAATAAGTTCAATTAGATCATTATCTAATTTTATCCAACAATTCGAGCATAAAATTTGAGATTGGTTTATAAGATGAAAGATTTCTTGTCTACTATCTTCATTTGTGCCAACTCTTTTCGTTATTTTTCGAATTTCTGAGTCGTGGGGGTAGAATTTTAGACAAACGGTTTCACTCTCACCGCAATGAACACAAGATTTGTCGTTGAGCCACTCGTTAAGTAACACAATTCGTTTGCGATAATTACGTCTGGCCACCTTCTTTATAGTGTCTTTATACTTTTCGTAATGTGCATTTCCCATGTTAATATTTATATGTTATAAGGCATCTAAAAACGCAAGTTAAGAAGGTAAAAATTATAAATATTCTAGAACAACAACTCTTTAACTAAAGGAGTAAAAAGATGGGATTTTTAGTTTCTCCTGGCGTACAGGTAAAAGAAATTGATCTTACGAATGTTGTTCCTGCCGTTGCAACATCTATTGGCGCAATTGCAGGGCCATTTGCCAAAGGGCCTGTGTCCGAAGTTACCACAATAAGTTCCGAAGAAGACTTATTGCGTATTTTCGGTAAGCCAAACAACAGTAACTATGAGTGGTGGTTCACTGCTGCGAACTTTTTGCAGTATACCAACTCTCTTCGTGTTGTAAGGGCTGAATCAGGTGTTTTGAACGCAGCTTCCGAAACAGGTATTCTAATTCGTAGTTTAGAACACTATGAAGGAAGTTTCGAGGACGGGCAAGGAAGTGTCGGGCCATGGGCCGCACGAACTGCTGGTTCTTGGGGAAATGCGTTGGAAGTATCAATTTGTGCTACATCTACTGCCTTCGAACAAAATATTACAACTACCAACTTAGTTAACGGTGCTGGTTCCTCTGGGGATACAACCGTGACGGTTGATGATGTTGACGACTCTTCCTATGGGATTAATGTCGGTGACATAGTTTCATTCTTCACTGACAGTGGTTTTGGTACATACGCTACAAATCATGTTGGTCAAGAATATGAAGTTACTGCAAGGTCTACTTCTGATAACACAATCACAATTCGAAAGAAAGACGATCCGAATAGTGGTGGACTTAACGGTTCTTTGGCCGATAATTCCTATATTCGCAGACGTTGGAAGTATTATGACTTGTTTAATGCTGCACCCGGCACATCTGCTTGGGCTACAGAAAATAATAAGGGTACTGCTGATGAAATGCACGTTGTGGTTGCTGATACAACTGGTGAAATCACTGGTTTCTCAAATGCGGTTGCAAGTCAACGTACAACGGCTGTAATTGAGACATATGAAGCAGTTTCAAAGAACTCGACAGCAAAGACTGCTCAAGGACAAACAAACTACTATAGAAGTGTAATTAATACACAATCGCAGTATGTTTACTGGATGGATCATCTTGGCGCTGGAACAAACTGGGGCGAAGACCTAGTTGCTTCTAACAAGATCGATTTGAACGGTACAGACTCTACTGGCTCAGACGAGGGCGACAGCATCATCTTAGATGGTACTGATGGTTCTTCTTCTAATGCTGGAAGTTACATTTTGCAAGACGGGCCTTCTTCTGGTGGTTCTTATACTGCTGTAGACGCACCAACTTACGATGGTTTAACTGGTGGTACGGACGATTATTCTGTTTCACATGGAGAACTAGAAATTGCATATGACAGATTTGCAGACACAGAAAGTTTGGATATTAACCTTGTGCTTGGTGGGCCAAGTTCTGGTGTATCTGACAGTTCTGGTGTAAGTGGTGACGCTTTCGATACACACGGTACTATGATCACCGATTTGTGTGAACTCCGTAAAGACTGTGTTGGATTTTTATCCCCTGCTAGATCAGACGTTGTTAACGTAAATGATCCAACAGTTGCAGTCGAAAATGTAAAGAAAGCCTTCGACACATTACCTTCATCATCTTATGTGGTCTACGATAGTGGTTACAAGTACATGTATGATAAGTATAATGACTTCTATCGATATGTTCCTCTTAACGGTGATACCGCTGGACTTTGTGCCAATACAGATCAGGTTGCTGATCCTTGGTTCTCTCCTGCTGGTTATAATCGTGGTAATGTACGAGGTGCAATTAAATTGGCCTTTAATCCTCAACAGGCACACAGAGATATTCTTTATCGTGCGAGGATTAACCCTGTAACTAACTTCCCAGGCCAAGGTGTGGTTCTCTTTGGAGATAAAACTGCTCTCGCCAAACCAAGTGCGTTTGATCGTATTAACGTAAGACGATTGTTCTTGGTTCTGGAAAAGGCAATTGCCACTGCTGCTAAGTTCCAACTCTTCGAATTTAACGATGAGTTTACACGGGCTCAGTTCCGTAACTTGGTAGAACCTTTCTTGAGAGATGTACAGGGAAGGCGAGGAATCTTTGACTTTAAGGTGGTCTGTGATTCTACAAACAATACAGGCGAAGTTATTGATCGAAACGAGTTTATTGGTGACATTTACATCAAACCCGCTCGTTCAATTAACTTTATTACCCTAAACTTTATTGCGGTTCGCACAGGCGTATCGTTTAGTGAGGTAGGAGGCTAACCATGGCAATGATCGATGATTTTAAAGCAAATTTGCTTGGTGGTGGTGCTCGTGCTAACCAGTTTCGAGTAACAATCACTCCGCCTCCAGGCATCGCAATCGGACTAGATGTTCGTAGGACATCATTTCTGGTTAGGGGTTCTAATTTACCAGCTCAAACTTTGGGTGAAATTGCTATTCCCTTCAGAGGTAGAAGTATCTACATTGCTGGTGACAGACCAGAACCAGAAACTTGGTCTACTAATTTCATGAACGATACGGACTTTATGATCCGTAACGCCATGGAACGGTGGTGTAATGGTATTAATGATTTGGCTAATAACACTGGTGTTGTTGCACCAGCTGATTATCAGACAGATTTGACGGTTGAACAACTTGACCGTGATGATACTGTTTTGAAAAGTTACATTTTCAGAAGTGCATGGCCTACATCTGTTGGAAGTATTGAGTTAACAGCTGATGCTGCTGACTCAATTGAGGAATTTGAAGTTACTTGGAGATATCAACACTTTGAAGCTTCAGCAGTGAACTTCTAATTTAAACCTACTAAATAGTAAGTAGTAGGAGATATTATGGCTGAACTTTTCGGATTCCGAATAGAACGATCTAAAAAGGATCAAGGGGCGGGAACATCGTTCTCGACCCCTACTCCTGATGACGGCACGATTGACGTTGCCGGTGGTGGTTTTTTCGGACAAATACTAGACGTA